CAACATGGCAGATGGCAGAAAATTTATATAGACAATTAGCAGATCAAGTTAGAGAACATGACTATGATATTAAGGATTTAAACAGGTAATGCATGGAGGTTCTCAAGATGAATTATTACTTTACCGGATTACTTATTTTGGCCCTCACCATCCTAGCTTTTTTTGTAGAACCCGCATATCCTAGAAATGAATATCTAAATGAGTATGGTGTTAGATGTGGAGAAATGGAAATAAGCACAGAAAGAAGAGACACTAATTATAATTATAGTGATAGTAGTTCTAATGAACAACAAGGTATAAGATTTACGTATAGAAAATATTTAGGCACAGATTGTAAAACTTCAAAGGAAAATGTAGCAATTAAACAACAACTAGAATTAATGAAAATGTGTGGCAGGGTTAATAGTAATCCAAGTCTTGCATATAATTCAAACTTTGATTTATTGGTATCTAAGTGTAGAGGTGTTACTCCTGCACGAGATAACACAAGACCAGCTGACTCACAAAGTTTGTGGGATGACCTGAAAGATGACTATAAAAAAGATAACCCAGAGGTTAATTTAATGGGAGATAAGTTTATAAAATCAAACAAAAGCAAATTGAAAATGCCACCAAAAGATTATATACTGCCATTACCAAAACCAAAAGATGACTAAACCATTAAAAATATCAGAAGAAGCAGCAGTACAAATGCCGATGAAGACCGTAGCGTCTCTGATCGCGATGATCGCAGTTGGCACCTGGGCTTATTTCGGTATTCACGAAAAGCTCAATCAGCACAGCACAAAGATAGAGTTGATGACAAAAGACTTAGAACAAAACTCAGAATTTAGAATTAAATATCCACGTGGAGAACTTGGTCAATCAAGTGGGGAGGCAGAGCTTTTTATGTTGGTAGAACATATGAGTGGTTTGATTGAGTCTATGGATGAAGAACTAAAAGGTATGAGAAATAATAAAATTAATATAGATTTTTTAAAAGAACAAGTATCTAAGCTGCAGGTTGATGTAGAAAAATTAATTAGAAATGGTAATGGAGAACACTAATGGTTGAGATGGTATTTGCACTTTTACTTTTACAAGACCACAAAATTGTGGAGCATCGTTACCACGAGTCCTTATCAAAATGTCTTAAGGCCAAGCGTTATGCTATGAAGGACAGAAGCACTACAGATAGAGTTGTATTTAAATGTATACAATCAAAGGCAAATGTGGAAGTATACATGGGAGAGAAAAAAATAACTTCTTTAATATTGGATTAATGTCCCACCAAATCGTTGATAATTATTTACCAAAAGAAGACTTTACAGAATTAAAAGATTTAATAACTGGAATTAATTTTCCATGGTTTTACACTAATTCAGTTGCAAACATTAATAATGAAAATGAAAAAAATGCATATTTTAGTCATATGATTTTTAATATGACTGCACAAAGTTCTTTTTTTGATTTTTTTTATGAAAAATTAATAAAACATATAAGTCCAATGGGACTTAGAAGAGTAAAAGTAAATTTATATCCTAAATCAGAAAAATTAATTTATCATCCAAAACATGTAGACTTTTCCTTTCCACATAAAGGTTTTATATTATATTTAAATACATGCAATGGCTTTACAATCTTAAATGATGGAACTAAAATAGAAACAATTGAGAATAGGGGATTATTTTTTGACAGTTCATTACCACATAAAAGTACCACATGTACTGATAAAAAAAGAAGATTAAATATTAACGTAAATTATTTTTAATATGGAACTTACACGTAATTTTACTTTAGAAGAATTAACCAAATCGGACACAGCAATCCGTAAGGGTATTAATAACAATCCTAACGCAGAACAAATAGAAAAACTAAAAGTTTTGTGTGAAAAAATTTTACAACCGGTTCGAGACCACTTTGGCAGGGTAAAGGTAACGAGCGGGTTCCGTAGTCCAGAGCTGTGCCAAGCCATTGGTAGCTCACCAAATTCACAGCATGCAAAAGCTGAAGCGGCAGATTTTGAATGTGTTGGAGTAGATAATTGTGAACTAGCTGATTGGATACATAGGGAATTAGAATGGGATCAATTGATACTCGAGTACTACACGCCCGGAGAACCTAACTCGGGATGGATACACTGTAGTTATACAGAGGGTATGCCTAGGAAATCTTTCTTGCATGCTTTTAGAGAAGAAGGTAAAACAAAATATAAACCCATATTAGGAAAAGCAAAAGAAATTTTTATATAATATTTATGATTCCAACAATCATAGAGGATAACTTTTTTAAATATCCAGAAAAAGTTTTAGAATTATGTAATAAATGTGATTTTGAAAAATCACCTGATGGTAGATGGCCAGGAACTAGATCAAAACTTTTACACAAAGTAGATGTAGATTTTTTTAAAATTTTTCATAGCAAAATTTTTGCCTTAATATATCCATATCATTATCAACACATTGAATATGCTGCATATTCATCTTTTCAAAAAGTAGATGGTGATACTTATAAAAATGAAGGGTGGGTACATACAGATCCAGGAGAAATAACAGCGATCGTTTACTTAAGTAAACATGAAGATTGTGGTACATCTTTTTGGGAAAGCAAGTCGTTTGAAGCTCCAATTCATAATGATAAAAAAGAAAATGTCTATTTAAATAAACTACCAAAAGAAGAAGAACTTAAATATTTAAATGAAAATAATAATCGATTTACAAAAATACTAGATGTAAAATCAAAATTTAATAGAGCTATTATATTTGATGCAAAAAAATTACATTCAGCTAGTAAATTTACTGATAATACTGTAGAATCAAAAAGAACAACTTTAATTACTTTTGTAAATGGAATAAAGGTTAAAAATGATGTTTTCAAAAGTGGTGTGTTAGAAAGTCAAAGAGTAGATTAATATGGCAATATCAAGAGGACAAATCCCAAAACAAATTGAAGGCAAATTGAGAGGCGCAAGAGGTGAAAAAAAGAAAAAAAAACAAGTTAAATACAAACCCTATCGCAAAAAACCTAAGGACTTCAAAATTTAATCAAAAAGTGGTACAATCTAAAAAATTGTATAACCGTAAAAAGGATAATAATGGCTACGTCAGGGACTACAGCATTTGATCTGTCAATTGAAGAAATAATTCAAGAAGCATACGAAAGATGCGGAATGGCTACAACTAGTGGTCATAGTTTGAAATCAGCAAGAACAAGTTTAAATTTATTATTTGCAGAATGGGCAAATAGAGGAATTCATTTATGGAAAGTATCCTTACACGAAAATACTTTAGTAGCAGGGCAAGCTGAATACTCAGTGAGTGCTGGGGTAAGTGATGTCTTAGAAGCTTTTGTATCTACAACTGCAGCGGGTGCTAATACAGCAAACACACAAGATGTATCCTTAACTAAAATAGATAGATCTGCTTATGCTGCATTACCAAATAAATTAGCAACAGGTCAACCCTCTCAATACTATGTTGAAAGAGAAAAAACTCCTAAAATTTATTTATATCAAGCACCTGATGTTGTGACTTATAAAATTTTAAAATATTATGTTATTAAAAGAATTGAAGATGCAGGTGTTTACTCTAATGATGCTGATGTTGTTTTTAGATTTTTACCATGCATGGTAGCTGGGTTGGCTTATTATTTAGCTATGAAAAATGCTCCAGCTTTAGTTCAACAAAACAAATTAATTTATGAAGATCAATTAAAAAGAGCTTTGGATGAAGATGGTCAAAGAGCATCAACATTTATTACACCACAATCATTTTATCCTACTGGAGTTTAACTATGTCAAAATATGCAACAGGTAAAAGATCATTAGCAATTTCTGATAGATCAGGAATGGCTTTTCCATATACTGAAATGGTTAAAGAGTGGAATGGATCCTTTGTTCACTATTCTGAATTTGAACCAAAACATCCACAGATAAGAAGAAGACATTTTACAGCTGATGCAATCGCACTACAAAATTCTAGAAATATGAAATTTCAACAACCTACAAATAGAGAGGGTCTTCAAGCAGACTCTGGAGGCACTCCTGTTGGTGTTGCAAATTTAACTTTACCAGGAGATTTTGCATTTATCACACAAGGCGCATCAGAGATGAAACCAGCTGATCCATCTGCACAGAATAGAAATAGACAATTAGAAATGGTTCTTAACAGTGTAACAGTGAGTATAACATAATGGCAATAACACATTCAGCTTTTTTAACACAAGTAAGAAACTATACAGAAGTAGATTCTAATGTTTTAACCGATGCAATTATTCAAGATTTTTTAAAAGCAGTTGAACTTGATATTGCTGGTAGAGTTGATTATGATGATTTAAGAAAGTATGTTACATCAAATTTTACTGCAGGAAATAGATATGTAATTTTACCAGGAGATGCTATAGTCGTTAGATCTGTACAATTAATAGATAGTAGTAATAATAGAACTTTTTTAGAAAAAAGAGATACAAGTTTTATTTCTGAATTTGCACCAAACGACAGTACTACAGGCACTCCAAAATATTATGCTAATTGGGAAGATAATGTACAACAAGGACCTGTCATCTTAGTCGCTCCAACTCCCGCATCAGCAGATACAGTTCAAGTTAATTATATAAAAAGCCCACCTGAATTCACTAGTACAACAAATACTTATTTATCTACAAATCAAGAATCTATGTTATTACATGGAGTATTAGCTGAAGCCTTTAGGTTTTTAAAAGGACCTATGGATATGTACAACTTATATGAAAAGAAGTATAATGAAGAAATACAAAATTTTGCCCTACAACAAATGGGTAGAAGAAGACGTGCGGAGTATGATGATGGAGTGCCTAGAGTAGTTATTCCTTCACCTTCTCCAAACAAACAAATTAATTAAGGAGAATAATTATGGCAATAACAACTAACGCAATATGTGATTCATTTAAAAAAGAATTGCTACAAGGAAGTCACGATTTTGATGCATCAACAGATACATACAAATTAGCGATGTTTACAAGTTCTGCAACTTTAGGAAAATCAACTACTAATTATGCTACAAATCCAGGAGGAGGATCTAACACAGAAGTTACTTCACCATCTGGGTACACAGCAGGTGGAAAAGCTTTGGTAAACCAAGGTGTAAAAGTTTCATCATCAGTAGCGATTACTGATTTTGCTGATTTATCATTTGTAGGTGTAACTCTTACTGCAAGAGGTGCATTAATCTATAACACACAGACAAACGGTGGTTCAAACACTACTGATGCTGTCGCTGTATTAGATTTTGGTGGAGATAAAACTGCAACTTCAGGAACATTTACAATTCAGTTTCCTGCGTTCACAACATCTGCTGCGATCTTAAGATTAGCTTAATTTAAGGTTCTGGAGCTATGGCAGAGTATACTTATACAGTTACCGTAGCTTCAGGAAACCTATATGGCGGTGGAACCGGAAACGTTTTTTATTTAAACGGAGCGAGAAATTCTACAGGACCAGGCACAGTAAGTTGGGTTGAAGATGGAACTCTTCGTTTTGATCAAAGTGCTAGTTCAAATGATAACCACCCATTAATTTTTTCTACAAACACCAGTACCTCTGGAATAATTTCATCTGGAGTAACTTATTATCTTGATGGCTCAAGTAATCAAGCTGGCTATACAAATGTATCTACTTTTAACGCTGCAACAACACGTTATGTTGAAGTAACACCATCCTCACAAACTGATTTTTATTATTTATGTTATGTGCACGGAATTGGAATGGGTGGTATTTTTGATATTACATCTACTACATGGGGAGCATTACAATGGGGCAATGGAGCATGGGGAGATCAAGCTGATATTGATGTAAGTGTTACTGGAACATCTTTTACATCAGCTATTGGAACTTCTGTTGCAGATGCCGAACTACAAGTAGGTTGGGGAGGAGATACTTGGGGTGAAAACGAATGGGGTGATCTATCTGGATCACAACCAGTAGCTGTAGGATCACAAGCAACATTTTCTATTGGCACATTACAGTCTATAACAGCTAATGCTGATGTTGAACCTTCAGGTATTCAATTAACTTCATCACCAGGATCAGCTATTGGTGGAACATCTGCTGCAGTATCGGTTACTGGAAGTTTAGAATCTATAGGAATTGGACAAGTTTCTATAGGCATTGGTGCAGTCACTTCTGGATTACAATTAGCTTCGAGTATAGGTACAACCACTATAGACGAAAGTATTTTAACTGGAGAAGGTTGGGGTAGAGCAGAATGGGGAGAATTTGCATGGGGTGTAAATTACTCTGTAGCCCTTACTGGACAAACTTTAACTTCAAGTATTGGAGAAGAAACAGCATTTACTGATGTAACAGTGAGTGTTACTGGTCAA